GGATAAAACCGTATTGCACTTCCCCGTTTATAATAAGAATGGTTCAGAAGTGTTGCTATAACCCCAACCAGGCCTTGTTAGTTCTTTGGAATTACATCCAGCATCCGTTTACAACGGTGGATAGCTATGATTATAACCATAATCCTACACAGTAATGTGTAGTCACATTTAGGACCTTTACATATGAAGACTATTTAGTGTATTAAAACAATTTCCATATAATTTTTGATTATATTTCAAAAGGTTTACTACCCTTAGAGGACTTATACCTACCTCGTCGCGAAAGTTACGAGACGATTGTATAGGACAACCTTGGGAGGATGTCGATACTTGAAGTACATGAAGACTTTATAAAAGACTTTGTAGTTCGGTTAGGCTTTACCCTGCCGTAGTATACGGTATAGTATGTAGTATGTAAGGATGATTATTAAATAACCATTAAACATGACTAAACTTCTCAATCCAACACTTAAACGTGAAAGATTGTCTGATAAAGTCTGGATGAAACCTGAAAGGGAATTGTCTAGATATTTTAAGACAGTCACTCTTCTGATGTGTGTTTCTGAGTGAAGTGAGGATGTTAGAATCTTCCATAAACGTGTCAAAACTCTAATAAAGAGAAGTGGGATTAATTTCACTTTCTTATATTTAAAGGAATGTGCACGTTTAATCGTTAGATTTTTAGCAGGCTCGGGAGAATGTGAATTTCATTCCAAAGGAATTTATGTTTCACGAGACCCTCAAGGTCTGCCTAGGATCCTTACTCCGAAACTGAGATCAGCTCTTATAAAAGAGAGGGTTTCACCGACGAGAAAAGGTGAATTTGTACAATTTGTTCTTACAGTGGTTAATGTTTTTCGGGTTTTTAGGTCTGTACAAAAAGTGAAACTTTCAACTATCACTCGTTCTTTCGAAGGAACTTCGAGAACGCTTGATGTTAAATGGATCTCTAGTGCAGTAACCGAAATCCTCGGATCCAATTCATTTCAACCTAAGTCAACAAGATTTTTAAAACTTGAAACCAGTTCCCCTTATAGTTTTAAAGCTACATGGGGATGTAGTAGTGATTTAATTGCATTATGACATAATCCTTATAATTTATCAAAACTTATTAAATTATCTAGGAAGAGTGATCTACAATCAATTCTAATACTTGTTTGGTTTCTGGTAATGCTTATATTAGCATGTCCCGTTTCTATTATATCTTACTTTCTTTATGGTCGTATGAGACTTGGGCGTTTAGGCGTTGTGTATGACCAAGCTGGAAAAGCAAGAGTGGTTGGTATTACTAACTACTTCTTACAGATCTTTCTTAAGCCATACCATGACGCCGTGTTCAAAATCTTAGAAACCATACCGCAAGATGGTACTTTTAACCAGTATAGACCCCTCGAGGCTTTATTTTATTATAAACCTTGAGAGAAACCTAATACTGATGTTTATCATAGTTTCGATCTTTCTGCAGCAACTGATAGATTGCCTATTGAGATTCAAGTAGATGTACTAAACCAATTGGAAACTGGTTTAGGAAATACTTGAAGATCACTACTTGATTTTGAATGGATTTCTCCAAATCAAAAACACTTAGTTAGGTACTCTGTTGGTCAACCTATGGGTGCATATTTATCGTGGGCTATGCTTGCCTTTACTCATCATGTTATCATTCGATATTCCGCTCATCGAGTCGGGATTGAGAATTTTAAACATTATTGTGTTTTAGGTGATGATGTAGTCATACAGAATCCTTTAGTTGCTAAGGAGTACTTAGAGCTTATGAAACATTTAGGTGTTTCTATTAATCTCTCCAAATCTGTCATTTCTGATAAATTTGTGGAGTTTGCCAAAGTGCTTCGAGGTCCTGGTATTGAATTTACACCGTTAGGTCCTGGAGTTATACTCCGGTTCCTTCGTGATGGAAATTATATCGGGGCTGTGTTAGCTGAGCTTCTGAAAACTCGATATTATAAACACTATAGTGCTTGCTTAAAGTTCCTAGACTCTCTAATAGATGATAAAAAATTAAAATCTTTTAGGAGTTTAGGTTTGTGGTCAATTTTTGGCCTGAAAGGAGCTATGTGAAAATTAATGCCTGGTGATGTCACCCCATTTAGGTGAGCAATTGTCAGAGCATTGATTTCAGCCTCTCTCAGAGTGGAACCTGTCGTCCAGCAAGCAGTATTAACCGGTGGTATGATAGAAGGTTATGACGAAGTAATTCGTCTTGACCTTTATCGATCACTTAAGGCTTTCTACTTGCAAAGGATTAAGGAAAATTTTGGGAAAATATATAATAGTTTCGTTTCGTTGCTCATTATGAGTACTTACTCGACTACCAGATACTGACTACTAGGATACTTTGAGATCCTATCCCGTTGGTTTACACCTGGGATTTGAGTTTACCTTGTTGACCTTTTAAGGGATTTAATTGATTCTATTGATACTTATTTTAAGATTCAGTATAGTTCTTTAGTGAATTATATGAGCTGAGATGGTATGGATGACTTGATTAAGGATGACCTGGATATTTCAACTTTAGATTGAACAAATAAAAGGAAAATCAAAACCTATTCTATGTTTCATCGTAAGATGATTAATGGATTGAAGTTTTGATCAAATCCTCTTAATTTGAAAATCAAGATAGTTGAAATGGAACAAACTACTGTGTGAACAGGTAACGGATTTTGATGGGATCTTATTCCCCATGAATCTCCGTCTGTTAAACCTATTTGATACAAAGTAACTGCACTTCCGGATCTTGGAGTTAATCCTTCAAGTTTCGCGTTGAAAAGCAAGAAATGTTCGGTAGGAAGCAGGCAAGGGAGCATCACTAAGAAGAGACCTTTCCTAAAGGGTAAAAATAGG